CTAACTAAAGAATATATAACATAACCGCATAAATCCCTTAAAAAATGGACAATAAGCAAATAATAAACGGCAAATATTTTCCTGTTTTGGTTTATCTTAACGAGCATAAAGGCAAGTTTTTTCCTTATTTAAAACAAAAGGATATTGCAGTTGGATGTGATTGCTCAGTAAGGTCAGTAAGAGATTATTTAACTTGCAAAAAAGTTAGTTGGGATTTCCTCTTTAGATACTCTGAATTACTCCTTTGCGAGCTAAGTATAACTTGCGAGAGCATTGTTAAGAAAAGAAATTATGGCTAAGAAAAAAAGAAAATTTAACCAAAAAGATTACGAGGAATACCTAAAAAGCTGTACTATTGCAAAAGAAGTTTGGGATGTAAGGCAGTTAATGATTCCTTCTAAATTAGAGCTAAGAGAGAAAATGAAAATAAACTCTCCTCAAGTTTGGGATAGGATGAAGGGTATTCTTAACTCAAAAGAAAAGGCTTAAGCATAATGCCTATGAATTATGCAAAAACTATAAATAAGTATGAGTAACAAAGTAGAATTAGCAGGGACAGTGATAAACTATTCCGAAAAAACAGGAGAAACAACAAAAGGAGCTTGGAAAAGGCAGAATATTGTTGTAAGGACATCAAGCGAATTTAAGAACGAAATTCCAGTTGGATTCTTTAACAAAGGCTTAGATGTTAAAGTAGGTGACGAAGTAACACTAACAGCATTTGTTGGAGGGAGAGAATATCAAGGTAAATGGTATTTAGATTTAGATGGTGACACCCTTTCTGTTATCTCTAAAACAAGAGTGGAGGAAAAAACTCCAGAGCCAGTAGCTCAACCAGCAGGAGTTGGTGAGGTAGACGAAACTTTACCTTTTTGATAATCAATTAGTTACACAGGTGGCGGGTATTATAAATGTACCCGCTACCTTTTAATAAAAAATTAAACAATTATGTATGATAACAGTATTTGATAGTATAAGAAGTACAGATGCCCCGAAAAAACAAGAGGTAGATGTTATCTTGAACCTTATTAAAACAGGCGGAACTTTAAAAGATTTAATACTAGATATAAGAGGTCTGTATAGCACAGATAAAAGTAAGTATAAGGCACAGAAAGTTCTACTCCCTATTATTCTTTTTAACGGGGTGTTTAACAAAAGAAACAAAGAAGGGTTAGTTAATTCATCTGGCTATGCTGTGATTGATTTTGATGGGGTAGAGCTTGCTCCTCTTGAGAAGAAATTAAGAAATGACCCTTACATATACAGTTTCTTTTTAAGTCCTTCTGGCGATGGCTATAAGGCTCTTATGAAGATTCCTGTTGTTAATGATGATGAGGATTTTAAGGAGATATTTGCCGCTATAGAAAAAAGGTATCCAGAACTTGATAAGAGTGGTAAGGATATTTCAAGAGCCTGTTTCTTTTCTTTTGACCCAGATATATATGTAAATAAAAAAGCTATTACATTCCAAGAAAGGATAAAGGCTGAAAAAAGGACAACTAACATAAACGCTAAATCGGTTTACACAGATTACTCTAAAGTTAATATAGCCTTAAATAAAATTAGACAATCTGTAGAAGGAGAGCAGCACAATGTTCTTTTGAAGATGTCTATTTTAATGGGTGGATATGTTGCGGCAAGAAAGGTAGATGAGAATGAAGCTATAAGGCTTTTAGAGCAAGAATTTGAGCGTAAAAATCCAGATGCCCACTATGACTATAAAAAAACAATTAGAGATGGGCTAAAAGAGGGAAAAGGAAGGCCTATTAGGGATATTGAGCAGTTAGAAGAATATAAGGTAGGAAAAGGTAAGTGTTACTTCTCCTTGTTTGATGTTAGAAATGACTTTAACGAAATATACAAAAACGGTTATAAATCTGGAGAGCATATAGGATGGAAAGCAGCAAGAGATAAAATGAGTATTAAGCTTGGTGCTACCACTTATGTTTATGCGTTACCAGCGTCTGGTAAAACTCAATTCTGGCATGAGGTATTAGTTAATTTATCTAAGTTCAAAGGCTGGAAGCATTGTTTATTCACCCCAGAGACAGGTAATGCTGCTGAGGTGTTTGTTGAGTTAGCAAGTATATATATAGGTAAAAGCTTTGTAGGGGATTTCAAGATGTCCGAAGAAGAAAAAGAAGAAGCTATAAACTTCATAGAAACACACTTCTTAGTTATCGACCCTAAAGACAAAGAGTTAGATGTTAATGATATATTTGACCAAGTAGACGCAGCAGAAAGAGAGTATGATGTTAAGATACACACGATAACAATAGACCCTTGGAATGAGCTGTTTGCTGACTTCTCCCCGTTTGGAGGTAGGGAGGATAAGTATTTAGAGTATATTCTGGGTAGGCTTAGAAAGAACGCTGTGGCTAGAGACAGGCATAATTGTGTTATTAACCATGTTAGAGACCAGCAGTTGGTGAAGGATGGTGATGAGTTTTACTATCCAGTTCCAAGCCCAAACGACAACAGCGGAGGACGAGTTTGGTGGAGGAAAGGTCTTCAGATGGTAGTAACATACAGACCTCTTTATGTTTCTCACAATCCAATGAGTGATAGCAATGGAGAGCCTTACAAGAAGAATGAGACTCATGTTATTATCCAGAAAAGTAAACCAAAAGGTGTTGGGAAAATAGGAATGTTTAAGTTGTTTTATGACTTTAAGAGAAACCAATACTACGAAGAGGATACTTTAGGGATGAAACATTATGCCAGAGCATTAGATGAAGAAACTCCAAAAGAAAACAAAATAGAACCAAATGAAGATTTTGATAACAATTCAAGCGTACCATTTTAAACAAAAATTATGAAAGTAGGATATTTTACAGTAGCAATAGCATTGATATTCTCAGTGCTTAGTGCTTATAACATATTTAAAGACGGACTGCACCCCGCTTTTTATTTAATTTCTCTTGGTGCAGCGATTATAGCAGCGGTAGTGCTAACTATTGAATTACTAAAAGAACTAAACAACAATGACAAAGCTTAAAACAAAAAAAGGAAGTACAGAGTACAAGGCAGGGTTTGTAGACAACCTATTCAAGAAGATAACAGAGCCTAAAGTAAGTTATGATTCTGCTTATGAATATAGCTTTAAGATAGATAGTGGAGCATGGGAAGTGCCTCATAAAGATGCTGAGATAAATACTCTGTGTGGTATCAGTGTTGGGGATATACCTCATTATGATTCTGCCGAGATAGGGTGGAAGTCATCTAACTTAATGGGAGAAAAGGCTTTTGAGATATTCCTAATAACATATTCTCAAGGTAAGTATAACGAAACCCCTATCACTAAGATTAACTTTAAGCAAGATGTTGATGTTGCTTTTGTTATAGATGAAAGGTCAGACCACAGCGGACATAAAGATATTTCTCACAATTGGGCAATAAATATGTACTTGACTATCTTTGGTGAAGACGGTAAGCAAGACTGGAAAACGCACAGAGGGATTATGTTTAGAAGTACAGAACCTTTTTTAGTTGGGGAGAATAACGAATTAAAAATAGATAGAGGGATAAGACAAATACCACCCTCTTGCGAAAAGAATATGAATCACGAAATTGAATTAGATATATTATGAGCAGAAGAAGTATAAATTTAAGAGAGGTAAAGAAAAGATTTTTACCAGAAGCCCAAGAGGAACTAACTAACATAATGGAAGGGTTTGATGAGGAGTTTAAAGACATTTTAGAGGCTATAGATTATGAGAGCATCTCTGATGTTGGCAGACGAAGACCAATCTCTTTTCTTAGAGCTGAGTATTGCGAGTTAATAAACGAAATCTCTCCTATATTTGGTCATAAATGGAAGGATTATGGTATTATAGGTTCTGATAACACTAAGTTAATAGACCAGTATGTTGTAGCTGCTGTGTTAAACTTAAAAGAAAGAAGTGTGCTTGCACATCACCATAAAAAGTATGACTTTGATAAGCTGTTTTTTAAACCACTTGTGGAAAGGGCGAAAAACGTAAGGATTACAAGGCAGAGGAATATCCTTAAGCTTAGGTCTCTTGTGGACGCATACAATGAAGAGAGAGCGAAAGACTTTGTAAATAAGAATAGAATCGGAAGAAGAAGATTAAAAGAATTAATCAATGACTAAAGAAACAATAACATCGGAGTTAAGCAACATAGAGACAATAAAGTCTATTGAAAAGCAACTAACCAACTTAAGCGAGTGGTTTAAGAGAGATGACAAAGCCATGAGGGAGATGTACAAAACAGACGAGTACGACTCTATTGACTTCTCTAAGACCTTTAACATAGAAACTTTAATAAAGGCTAAAGAAGAGTATGAGGCTCTGTCTAATGAGGCTAATAGGATGTATGCTATGTGTAAGATGGGTGAGGAGTTTGCAAGCCTGTTCTCAGAGGCAAAGAAGGCAGAAGCTTTTAGCGGTCTAATAGAGAGTGGTAAGTCTGCTACAGCAGCAGAGAAGCTGTATAGAAATGATGCTGAATACCTTGCCGCAAAAGAACAAGAGATAAAGTGGACAGCTTACGCTATACGCACAAGAGGGCTGTATGACCATGCAGAGAGAAGGCATAGGTCAGCAAGTCAAAACATCTCTTTCTTAAAACAAGAATTAAATAAAAATCAATTTATTGATGGAAAATAAAATAAAAGTAAAACATAAAAAAGGAAGGTTTATATCAGATTGGAAGTCTGTACTGTTAGTTTCTTTGAAAATGCTGTTCTCTAAAAGAGTGGTTGTTTATATCACAATGAAAAGCAGTATAACAGAACTTATTTATACCAGAGACGTGCTTAAAGCTTGTGGATGGAAAAGCGGCATAAACACAGAGACAAACACAGAATGTATAGCTGGATATGCTTTTTTGGGTATTGATATGCAAGGATGTGTTTACACAAGACCTAATAAAGTAGAGAAGTTAAGTGAATGGTTTAGTTTTGACATTGAACCTGTAGAGGAAATATCGGATAATCCTTTTCAGTACAGGTTTAGGTATGAGTTGGTTAGACCTAAAGGATGTTGGATTCCTGTTTTCCCTTGGGCTGGCGGAGATGAATTACCTTTGGATGACTTTGAATACGAACTTGAAATAATATGAAAAACGCAGAAGTATATTCCTACTCCAGACTAAACACTTGGAAGAACTGTGAAGCGTCTTATAAGCTAATATATCACGATAAGGTACAGAACAACGACTCTTGGTTTACAGAGGCAGGTAGCCTTGTGCATTCCTTGTTAGAGGACTTTGCTAACGGAGAGATAGAGCAAGACCAATTAAAGTTTCTTTTTCTTGATGGGATGTCGCAACTAAGAAACAGCATTTACCCAAACATAAAGAACAGTTTTATTAAAGGAGTGCTGACCTACCTTGAAAACCCAAAGATGTTTCACCTTAAGATGAAGCCTTTTGAGGTAGAGGAAGGGTTTTGTGTTTATTTTCCAAAAGGTAATTTCTGGTTAAGAGGATTTATTGACCTTTGGGGTTATATGGGAGATGATATTTGGGCGATTGACCACAAATCAGCAAACAACAAGAGAGCAGCTTGGAATACCAAAGAGGCTGTTAGACAGTTGTATCTATATTCTTCTTATATTTGGCTGAAAGCGGGGAGGTTTCCAAAGCACCTTGCTTACAACTTCTTTAAGACAAATGACTTTGAAAAGATACCTTTTAACTTGAACGACTTTAATAAGGCTACAGAGTGGATGTATGACACAGTAGAGAGTATTAGAGCAGCTAAGAACGATGAAGAATATTACTACAACGCTAAGATAGATGATTTCTTTTGTAAGGAACTGTGTGGGGTTAATCACTCTTGTAGTATGTATAATAACAAATTAATAAATAAATTAAAAGAATGACACAAAAAGAATCAAAAATATATGACTTCATTTTCTTGCTTTCTTTGCTTGAGGTAGCGCAGTTATGTATAGATAATGTACAAGACTCTCCTTTGTTTAGACAAAATCTTAAGAACGCTATAAATAATACGCAAAGGCAGTTAGACATTCTGTTTGAGTCTCCTATGGCTATGCAATTTTACGTTAAAGAAGGAGGCGGTGCAGGAACAGAGCAGCTAACAAAGATAATACACGAAGTAAAAAATGAATTTTTTAAACAAGTTACAGGTGATTCAGAGTAAAAAAAAGAAATGCCCTACTTGTGGTAAATTAGATTATCTTTGGAATAGAAAGATAGGTTGTAAGTCTTGTGTGGCTAATAGTAATACTATCACTCGTAAAAGTAAACCTATCAAGAAGGTCAGCACCACTCAAAAGGAATCTAACACAAAAGTAAAGAAAGCAAAGGCTGAAGTGATTAAATCTCAATTAGACGAGTATGGATATATGTTTTGCTCCTCCTGTGGCACTACAGAAGGCGTTTTAAACTGTTCTCACCTTGTTCCTATAGGGTACAATAAGAAGCTTGAAGATAATCCCTTAAACATCGTTATTCAGTGTCAAGAGTATTGTCATCCAGAATGGGAAAGACTAACGGCAGAAATAAAAGAGTTTAGGAATATCGAAGACATACTTGAGAGAGTTAAGAAGTTAGATGTAACTTATTATAACAAAGTTAAAAGTAGATTAGAATCTTGAAATCACAAATTGTGATACCATAATTACACACAAATGAAAGCAATATTAGAATTTGATTTAGAAGACCCAGACGATATAATATCGCATATAAGGTCAGTAAAAGCACTTGACCTTGTTGTTTGTTTAACTGATGTAAGACAAGAGCTTAGAAGCAAATTAAAGTACGAAGATTTGAGCCAACACGACACTAATCTGTACGAATGTATGCAAGAGAAGTTCTTTGAGATATTAGAAGACAACAACATTAACCTTGATGAATTAATATCATGAACAGTTACGATAATTGGAAATTACAGACCCCAGACTATAGAGATAATGATGATGGGGAAGAAAACGAATGTCAGTATTGTGGAGAGCCTTGTAGTGATACATTTTGCTCTGCTGCTTGCATGAACGCAGAACATAAGGAATTGTTCTACGATGATGATAAATAGAATGTTATATTTGTAAACCTAAAACCAACAACAATGGAGAGTAAAAAAGAATATAGACCAAGGCTCACTCAAGATGAAATGGATGCTGTTCTTAGATTTAGAGGTGAGATTAAAGACTCTGACACAGATAGCAACGAATACAGCTTACCAAAAGTCCTTTCAGCATGGGGTGTTGATGGAACTCTAATGAATATTGACGAGTATTGCTCTTTTCATGGTTTGCCGAGAGAAGATGTTAGTAGCTATAAGCTCGTTTCGCATACAGGAACTCCTTATTACAATTTGGTTTTTAGAGAGCAAAAACTGATAGAGGAAATTGATTTTGCTGAGGTTATAAATAAAGTGATTGGTAGCTATAAAAGAAGTCCCGTCAAAGTAAAAACAAAGAAAGGAGAATCTGTTACTAGACTTATTTACACAGATACACACATAGGAATGGATACGGATTCTGAGGGAATAGCTATGTATGCCACGAAATGGGATAAGAAAACGATTTTTGAAACCCTTGACTATATGTGCCAAGAAACTATAAACAACAGAGAGGGTAGCGTTCTGTATATTGATGAGTTAGGAGACTTCCTCGATGGCTGGGATGGAGAGACTGTAAGAAAAGGACACAAGCTGCCACAAAACATGAACAACAAAGAGGCGTTTGAAATAGGCTTAGAGTTTAAAATGTTTATGATAGAAAGGCTTAACGGGTATTTTGATAAAATTATATGTAACAACATATGTAACGACAATCACAGTGGTGATTTTGGTGCTATATTGAACCACTCATTTATGAAACTTGCAGAAAAGACATACGACAACGTGAATGTCGTGAATCACCATAGTTTTATCAATCATTACTTTATCGGCAATAGAGCTATTGTAATTACTCATGGTAAAGATAAAAACTCTTTAAAGTTTGGGTTTAGCGTTAAATTAGACCCCAAACAGATAGAGAAAATAGACCAATATTTAAAGCACAACAAGATATTTAAGAAGTCTGAATTTATAGAGTTTAGTAAAGGAGATTCGCATCAGATGCTGTTTGACTACACTACATCCCAGGATTTCGACTACATGAATTACCCCGCCTTAAGCCCAAGTAGCGAATGGGTGCAAAATAATTTTAAAAAAGGACATAGGGGTTTTATTATACAACATATAATAAAGGGAGATAAAAATGTCAAAATAATACCAAGATTAATATGACAACAGCACAAGACTACATAACACATTACTTCAATATATATCCAAATAACAAAAGCCACGCTATAAATGTTATACAGGCTATATATCCAGACTTAACAAAAGAAGAGATAGAGCAATTATTAGAAATACATAAGAATGAAAGACAAGAAAGATAACTACCCTAAGTTCGTTAAAATGGATAATGTTTTTGATAACAAAAAAGACCCAATAGTAGAGTCTGTTATTTCTCAATTTAAGAAAAGAAGTGAGATAGGCATTAAGAAGTATGGCACTACTTTAGCTGAGAACAATACAGATGATTTCTTACAGCACTTAAAAGAGGAGCTTATGGATGGTATTCTCTACTTAGAGAAGCTACAGCAGGGTAGTTAGATTTCTTCTACTTTTATTTCAACCTCTCCAATTTTGTATTCAATACCTGCTTTATCAAGGTCTGATTGCGCTTCTAATTGCAGCCAATAATCACCGCTGATTGTGTTGTTTGTAGGCTGCCATACGCCGCCTAAAGTTGCTTTTATTGGGAATTTAGATACGTCTTTTATTATTAATGCTTTCATCTTCCTAACGCTGTATTATAAGTTGTTATTGCATCGTCTAAGTCCTTAGCTTGATTTGCTGTTAAACCTAATCCTATTGAATGGCACTGAAAAGTTGATGCATCCCAATTTAATCCATCACTATACATGACAAATGATGTTGCATTTGGCAAAGAACCATCCGTTGTAGCTATACTCCCAATTGATGCCCCATTTTCATAAACAGTATTTAATATTGAAGAAGAACGGTTGCAGATTATCCTAAATTTTTGAGTGTTATTATTACCCATTGTAGCCTTTAATCTACCACTTGCAGAAGTGGCATAAAAACCAGACCAAGCCTCACCTGCATCATAAGTATGCTCAAAGACTGAAGAACTCCCATCTCTACAGCCCCAAAAATTTGTAGTAGTATCCCACCCTGTATCTTTATAAATAGCCATGTGACTACTATTCAATGTACCTTCTGTTGATGGGTTATAACCTGTATCACCATACATATTTGAGCCATTACCTGTTACCCCTGACACACTTACCGTTGGAGAATTGTACCAAGTTATTTGATAAGCCGATGTATCTCTTAAATTATAACTGCAAGCCGTTAGTGTTGCTGTCACATCATCAATAGGGCAGGTGGGATAAAAAGCATGAATACTGCTCCAAACGTCTGTGTTATTTGTTGTACTACCTTCTCCCTTTAAATCTAATACCAATTGATTTAATGCGGATTGTTGTGTTGCTCCTGTGATACCTGCTGCATCTATGAATGCTTGTGCGTCTGCATCGTTGCCCTCACCTGAATTTAAGAATGTAGTTGGGAATAGCATTAACTAAACGCTAAATTTATATTCCCTTGTAATGTAGCATTATCTTTCACTACAAATGCAATTATATCAACAGCATCTGCATCTGTACTTAATGTTGGAGCAGCTCCTCCCGCCCATTCAAAAGCAGCGTTCCAAGTTATTGTTCTACTTCCTGTACCATCTTGTATAACATAAAGTATATATGTTCCGTTACTCAAGTTTGTAGGTGCATTAAATGTTCTGTTATCAGTTAGAGTTACGCTTGCTATTTTACCTTGAGAGCCATCCCAATCTATATTTTCAGCATCTGTTAGTGTCTGTACTCCCGCCCCATTTTGAGACTTATTAAGAACTGCTGCGGGTGTATCAGTAACATCCCAAACTCTTCCTTCAAAATTATAAAATACAAGTGAACCAGAAACTGTGTTGTTGTCTAACTCTACTATCTTTTCATTGCAAATAATAACCGTATCTCCTTCAGTCCTCCTTGTTAATGAAACAAGGTCGCTGGACTTAACTAAGATTTCCGCAGGAGTCTCGTCTACTATCTCTGAACTCTTTCCAGAGCCAGAATTAAAGAAAACTACACTACCGCTTCCTTTTGTAAGCGCATACCCAAAAGAGTTGAGTGAGATATATATTGTAGCTGAGTCGCTCGTTCTTGTTAATGAGATTATTTCGTTAGCCATTAGTATTTATTTGTTGCAAAGATAAGTATTTAAAATAATTTCACAATTAATCACTACAACTTTTGTAGTGCATAGTTAATTTTTACGGAACGTCACTTACTATGTCAGCACTTGTCATATTATTCATGACAAAAACACAATTTGCTTCTGTCCCATTGTCTTGTAAATTTGGATATGTATCACCGTCTCCCATTCTCCACCAATGTTTTGGTTCTGTTGTTAAAGTTGATAAATCAAATGGTGCTCCACTATTGTAAATATCAGATACGTTTGCACTTTGGTCTGAATCAAATAAAGCTAATTCATCAATTTTACAAGAATTACGCATATAATTACCAGTATTATATCTGCCTACTCTTAAATTTTGACCACTTAAAGATGTAGTATTCCCATAATTACCATTTGAGTTTATTGTTGTTTGCTGAACTCCATTAATAAACATTTTAAATCTTGAATAGTAATTATTAATACTACCACTTGATGAGCCTGTTGTACCACCATCATAAGTGTACATGATATGTTGCCATCCATCAGATGAGGCTACACTACCCACAGGAGATTTAAAAGTTAAGTAATTATTATTACTACCATATTTAAAATTTATTTGCCTCCTTGCTACATTATCTCCATTATAAACAAATAGTAAGTGATTACCATTTGTAACATCATTTGAGCCAAAATAAAAAACAGTTTGGTTTTGGTTGTTACTTGTTCCAGCCTTAAACCAAAAAGCTATTGACCAAGCATCAGACGAGCCGCTACCGTTTCCGCTTCTCCCCAATGTGCTATCTAATAAAGCAGCATTAGCACCTAACCAATCATTGTTGTTAAATTGCACAGATTTAGTGTTGGAAAAAGGAGGTGAAGATACTGTTAAAACTATTGTTTCACTATCTTCTCCATTGTAGTTAATTGCTTTTACTGGTATGTTGTAAGTACCTACTGATAAACCTGAGCCACCAATAATTTTTCTAACATTGCCCTCTACCGTTGTAACACCGCTAACATTCGATAAGTCCCACTCATAACCTACTCCATAATCAGCCGTTAATTCATAATTCAAAGTCTCGCCTTGAGTTAGTGATATTGCCAAAGAGCTAGTGATGCTCGGCAAGCTCCCAGTAGGCGTACCACTTGACTGAAAGATAGCGTTTAAAGCGTTACAAACTTCTGTTGAGTCGTTGCCGTAGGTATTACCGTTGTTGTCAACGAAATCTCCAAACTCGGCTTCTGTAACAATATCAATGTCTCTAGCAAGGTCGTGAATAGAAACACCCGTTGAATTAGTTGCTTGAAGCGAGTTCAAAAACTGAACACCATTTGCATCTTCTATGAATATAGCGTTTGCTGCCGAATCTTTATATACTTTTATCTGACTCATTTTATCTTAGTTGGATGTTTATATAGCTCCCTGCGTTAGTCACTGTACCATTTGTAGATAACTTAACTTGTAATTTACCTGCTCCACCTTGCGTGTTAGTATCTCCCATATAAATAGGAAAAGATATTACCCTTTGATAATCAATACCACTACCACTATCGAGTCTTTCGCTCCAAAACTTTAGAGCATATTCACCTGCGCCTTGACCTAATAAATACCTAGCCTCTAATAAGCAGTTATTTGTGCTTGGTACTACAGTAAAGTCATTCCTTACTAATATTTGACTACCTAAAGTCAATTCACTAAAATCTAAGTACCCTGTGCTTGTGTCAAGTACTTCATTTACAGAAGTAGGTTTATGTGTTTTATTAGTGAACGCTCCTAACCCATTGTTAGGTATATCTGTCCAAACATCAGCGATTAGAGAAATTGCCCCTGTAGTATCGTTATAGTCCATAAGGCCATCCTTATCAACTCTATCTGCGAGATTTAATCTACTTGCTACGGTTTCTAAGTCCTCCGATACAACTACCATTTTCCCTGTGTTTAACTTTACTTGAACATTACTAGAGGTGTCTGTTAGTGATACCACAGCTTCGGGATTTACATAAAACGTCCCCGATTTTACATCTGTTAAAGTAGCAAGACTTAATAATAATTGTATGTCAGCAAGTGAATTAGGTACGGATATGTACCGATTATTTATGTAAACAAGCCTTTCTGATGTTTTGTCAAATACGAATTGTATTTCCTTTATTTCGTATTCAGCATTGTTAAATGTAATGAACTTTTCCATATATCTTGCAAAGATAAGTATTTAAAATAATTTTATAATTACTCACTACAGCTCCCATGCTTTATTTCTAAAGCCCTAACCCTCTCGTCTAATTCTTTTATCTTTTCATCAGACCTATTAAACTTTCTACTGTATCTCTCGTTGATGTAGTTAAGCTTAAAGTCTTGGTCGTGTAGCTCTTGCTCGTAGGATTTAAACCCGTAGTAAACTCCAGCAGCATAAAACACAGCAACCACTATAGCGGCTAAAAGCCCTATTGATATTTGTATCTTTTTGTCGCTTTCGGAGAAGTTCATTCTATAACCATTTCAAATTCACTTGGCAAGTGAGACAACATATCTTTTATAGTGTCTCTACTTGATGTTACATCTAACAGCCCGTCTTTATTTATGTCTGTATGAGTCTTACCGCATAGAATACATCCTTCTATTTGTGTTACATAGTTTCCAGCGTGGAGCAAAATCCAGCTTCTGTTAGGTACATCTTTAACCCAAAAACAAAGACCAAATTTAGGAGATTCTCTTTTAACAACAATGTATTTTCCTTTAGGTATACAGCTTATGTTTTTAGCGTTATCCTTCCAAGGCAACTCAAGTGTACAGAAAGTATATTTAACACCATTAGACTCATTGAAAATGTATCCAGTGCCTATTGTTTGCTTGTCTGAATGCTTGTAGCCTTCTATCCTCCTTATTAATAAATCCATTATGCAAAAATACAAAATTTGAAGTACTTACTCTCTCAGCCAGTCTTGAGGTATTGTCTTTTCACTCCACTTAAAGCCTTGTTTAGTAGCCCAATCCCCATAGGATGTTTTGCTACCTTTTCTTATTTTGTTTTTGGAGTTCTGAAAAATAAATCTTAAGTCTATGTTTGGGTTGTATTTCTTAACAGCAACGTACTTTCTTCTACTTTGTGAGTCCATATACCCTTTTGTTTCTATAAACATTGGAGTACCATCTTTTTTAAGTATCTTGAAGTCCGTTTTGTATTTATGCTCTATTACGTAGTCTATGTTGTCTGACTCGTATTCAAAAAGGATTTTTTTCTTTTGGAGTAGCTGTGCGGTTTGTTTTTCAAATCCGCTTCTGTATTTAGGATTTATCTTCTTTTTTTGTTGAGGGATTTTTCCTTTTGTCATAGTTGACGTAAAGGTAGTTAAATTTCCTCTATGTCTACTTGTGGTAATTCTTCTACTAACTCCATTTCAGCTTCGTAATCTTCGTGTTTGAAAATATACCAACTGCTTTTAATTTCAACAGGATTTGCCCAATT